GATTTATAGAACAAGAAAAATGAGGGTAGTGTAATGGTAGTTACTGTAACCTTTAGTAGAGTTTCCAGTGGTCAAGCTATTGCCGATGTTTTGAAAGGCACTAATTCTGGAATTAATCATGGGAATGTTGCAAATGGAAAAGAAACATACCCAGAAGATATTTATATAAGGCATGATGGACTTAATGAGATTACGGATTGCAAGTTTTATTGTCAGCAATTTACTGGGATTTATGAAGGTGGACAAACAGCCTTATTGGACTTTGATGAGTTAAAAGCTTGGGGTGATGCCTCAGCATCTAAAGGCTTTCTAATTGATGTAAATCACGATGGCATATATGAATATAATTTAAGAACTGGCCAGATGGCTAGTTTGGCAAGTGCTGTAGCTTTAAATGATGCTAGTGCTGGCGGGTCTAATCCTGATGATATTGGAGTTGGGGGAGAAGCCCATATAAAGCAAAAGATAGCCGTTCCTTCTACTGAGAGTGTCCCAGGGGTAAGGCTTTTAGACTTTTTAATGAAATTTTCGTATACTTCATAAACTATTTTAAAATAAGTTGTCCCAATTGTTCTTTTCTATCGTATAATATATGTAGAGAGTCATAAATATATACATATTGGGCCAAAATAATCACAAGTCATTGGTGATATTTGGGTTATATAAAATTAGGCCACAAGTGAATGAGTCAAGTAGTCTAAATTAACCTCATAAGCTTGGGCCTATGAGGATTTTCTATTTATGGGGACTCGTTGGATATTACACAAAAAAGATGGCCAAACAATAACTTCCGATTGGGATTCTAATGAAGTTTCCTTTAGAAGGAACTGGTCAGAAGATATAACATCTATCCAACTTCAAAGAGAAGATAAGAAACTTTATACATTATCTGCTAGGAAAGGTTCTAAAAGCCTATTTTGGCAGACTGATGATTTCATACTAGACCCAGGCAAAGAACAGTCTAGGATGATTGCTAGGAAGATTTTTAAGAGTTTAGGTGAGGATACATGGTTGGAATTATGTTTAATAGAAGGCAAAGAAAATCCAACTATAAATATAATAAATAAAATAATTAAGGTATTATAATGGTTGATACAAATAAAAAAATATACACCCAATTTAATATACAAGCAATTGTAAGAGACCCTTGTGATGCTAATTTTGAGGCTTTGTTGAATCAAGTAGCTATACAGAAAAGGCCTTACGACAGCCAGGAAGCAACTAAGAACGTAAATCAGTGGGGTGAGGTAATAATGACTTATCCAACTGCTCCAATTATTAATACTAGTTTAAAAATAAGAGTTGACCCTAGACGTAACAGAAGTAGTGATGGATTAGTTATTCAAACACAGGGAGGAGAAGTCATAGCGGATTATACTGCATTTGTTTGCCCAGGAGAAGATATACGTGAAAATGACGAGCTTTTTATAGGAACAAGGTCGTATAAAGTACTTTTAGTAGATGAATTATTTGAAAGAAGTAAACTTCATCATAAAGAAATTCGCATGACTAGAATCGACCAGCTCTAAGGAATAATTATGGAAGTTAGTGCAAAAGTAGTAGGGGCAGAAGAAGTAATAAATAAAATACAGAAATTCAATGACATAGCCAATAGTGAATTAGGCATGAAGATGGCTGAAGTTGTAGATTCTGTCATGACGGATGCTAAATATTTTGCCCCTGTTGATACTGGATATTTAAAAGGCCACATTACTGGTAGGGTTATTAGTAAAGCCAGAGGAGTTGTAATTATTGGGCAAGTTAGGTCGAGTGCCCGTTATAGTATTTACCAAGAATTTGGAACTTCTCGCATGGAAGCTCATCCTTATATGGTTACTGCAATAAATAAAAATAAAATGTTAATGTTAGAAAAGTTTAAACAAGCTATGGATACGGCCATTGAAAAGGCCGCTGTAGGAAAGTATTATGGCGGTGGGAAAGAAGGAATATTAACACATACTTTGGCAGACTAAAATATGTTAGATTTAATTAAATTAATTAGAGACCAACTATTAGCAGATTCAACTATTACTGCTTATGTTGGTAGTAGAATTTATATGGAAGGAAAGCCTGTTGGAAATATAGAATCAGATTACCCTCAAGTTACTATAGAGGCTTCGGATGGTAATACTGATTCTTTAACTAATGATTATTTTCCTGATTTAAGAATAAATGTATGGACAAAAGGTTCAGGATGTAGAACTATAGCAGGGTTAATTGCTAAACAAATATTATTAAATATAGATAAAAAATCCTATTTAACAAATGACCCAAAAGTTTATCAATTATGGAAATCAAATAGTATACCAGTATGGGAAGATGATACAAAAGTTTTTCATTTAGTAATGACTTTTGATGTTGTTATGGAAGGACATGGTGGAGATTGTTAAAATTATTTAAGAAGGAGGAATAAAAATGTCAGATAAGACCTATATAGTGAAAGACCAGGGGCAGGGACAGACAGTTACTAATTTAAAAAAGCATTTGACTTTGGAAGTTACATCAATTAGTAAAGACGATACTATTACAGTGGCCGCTTTAACAACTGCCAATGTTGTAAAAGTTATTGATTTATCAGATGCGGCAGTATATACAGCTACAGTATTAACTAATGTTATTACTATAACAGATGTTCTTTGTGTAACCAAACATGTCATAGTTTTAGTTGTTGGAGTTTAATTTTTAAATAAATAAAAAAGGAGGAAATTCAAAATGGGTACTAGAAAATTTTCTGTTGGTAAAATTAAACATGCTTCTGTATATGTAGGAGTCTGCACAGGAATTACAGTTAGATACGATGGCAATCCTCAAGAATTTCGTGGGGGAGATTATCGCTATCCTTTAGACATAGTTCCTGGAGACCAGTCTTTAGTAGTTACGGCTGAATCTGCTGACTATGATGCAACAGAGCCTACTTTTGGTGTTGCAGAAACATTAGAGTTGGAAGCTGGAGCAAATACTGGTGGTATAGTTGTTACTTTAACCAATATGGTTTTAGTTTCAGCTGAAATTACATCTGCTCAGAATGCTTTTGTTGCGACTCGCTTAGAGTGGAGAAAGAAAGATACAGAAATTTAATAACATAGAAGATTAATAATAGAAATAAAAATGGAGATAAAAATGGCTAATGAAAATGTTATTAGAAGGAAAGGTATAGCTATTACTTTAAGAGATAACAATGAGTATACTGTTTTACCATTGCCTATTGATGATTTAATAGAAATCTGGCCTTTAGTAGTTAAATTAGAAAATAAAGAAAAAGATATAGATATTGAATTGCTTAATGATATTAAACATCTTGTTTATGTAGCTTTAAAAGGGTCAAATAAAATAGAAGAATCTGAAGTAGGTAAAATAGTGGATTTGGCAGACCTTCAAGAAATTATTAAAGTTATTGTCGGGCAAAAAGCAAAAATAGAAGCTTAATAATATGGATTATACTAGCTATGATATAGACTGGGCAGAAATTGTTGATATTTTGGCCAAAGAATATGGATGGACTATTGAATATATTAAATCCCTAGATTTAGGCCAAATAACTTCATTACTTAAGGTCATAAGAGCTAGATATGACAAGCAAAATAATAATGAAGGAACTACCGATGAAGAATTGTCTATATCAGATTTAAAAGCTATGGGTGGTAAGGAACAAACAAGAGAAGATGGAAGAAAGGAAATTGTAATATAATTGGGGGTAACTTAAAATTGTAAAAATTGGGGAAATAACTGTAGAAATTAGCGCAAGTACCTCAAAATTAAGGGCTAATCTCGCACAAGCTTCTTCATTGATTCGTGACTTTTCTTTGTTAAGTCAAGGTTTGACTGGTGGAATTAGTGAAGCATTTAGGCAAGTTTCGGATGTAGCTATAAAAGGTTTGCAAATTGGTATAGCTGCTTTAGTGGGTTCTTTTACTTTAGCAGCTACGGCTGGAGCCGAGTTTGAAGACTCAATGATGCGAGCATTTACTATAATGAAAGAAGGTGGAAATGCTACAGCAGATTCACTTTCTCAAATGACTAGTAAAGCTTTGGAATTAGGAAGAGAATCCTTATTTTCTGCTATTGATGCCGCTGAAGGTATGCAAGTTTTAGCCAGAGCAGGTTTTAATACTAAAGAAGTATTAGACTCTATTGGTCCTGTTATGAATCTTGCAATATCAGATAATTTACAATTAGCAGAATCAGCAGATTATGTTATATCGGCTTTGAGGAGTTTTAATTTTTCAACATCTGAAGCTAGACGAGTAACTGATATTATGGCTTTAGGGGCTTCTAAAGCTAGTATGAATGTTAGCGAATTAGCAGAGGCTTTTAAATATGTTGCCCCCGTTGCAGCGGGTGTGGGCATATCTATTGAAGAAACTGTAGCTGCTATAGGTCTTTTAGCCGACGCTGGCCTGAAAGGAAGTATGGGAGGCACAACTCTTCGTAGGGCTTTTTCTGAATTATTATCTCCAACAGCAAAAGCAGAAAAAATATTGGCAAGCTTAGGAGTTAATGCTGTTACATCTTCTGGAAAATTAAGGCCATTTGCTGATATTTTACGGGATTTAAAAACTGCTGGGATGTCGGCTGCCCAAGCTATGGAAGTTTTTGGCCAACGTGGTGGCCCAGGTATGATAGCATTACTTAGTAGAGGTTCTGCGGCGCTTAGTTCACTAACAAATGATTTACGAAATTCTCAAGGAGCTGCCGAGGATATGTCTCAGGCTTTTAGAACGACTGTAAAAGGTAGGACTAGAGATTTAATTGCTTCTATAGTTGACCTTGGATTAGCTTTTTCAGAAAAATTTAAAAAACCATTAGCAGAGGCAATATTTTTTATTCGTAATTTTGTGGTTGATATAGTAAATGTTGGTAATAGAATGGGCATCTTTAATACTATTATTAAGGGTGTTCAAGATGCTCTAAAACCTATTTCTGGACTAATAAAAGAGTTAGCAGCCGATTTTAAAGCATGGCTTACTACATTAACAGCTAAAGATGTTTTACAATTTTTTAGTAGTATT